TGTTCCAGCCATTGCCCAAAATCCAACCTGTAAGTCTTACTTTCAAGTTCATCACCATTGAACTCGACTTTCTGCGACGCTATGAGAGCTGATTCGTATTGTTCGCGAGTGACAACTGACTGGTATTCATCGCTATCAAGGTCACCAATTGGAAGCTCAATCTCACAACAAAAATTGCGCCCAAAGAAAGTGTCTTTTTTGTGGTCTGAGCCAAAAGCAAAAGTCGCGCATGGTGCCATTAAATTGACACTGGGTAGGTAACAATAACTCATTCCATCAGGCCACCCGCCGCACTTAGGCAGCTCCTTCACTAACAAGTCGATAAGCTTCATTTTTTTATCATCTTTGCAAGCCGCCAAAGTCATTTGGGCAAGTGCCAATACTTCATCTGCCGTATATCCAGCACCGTGACCATACATTTCGATACGGGAAATAATCTCTGATATACGCTCTTCAGTGATTCTGGTCATTTCTTTTTGCGCCATTTCTTTTCACATTCCTTAGTCCATTTTTCAATGTTCATTTTGGCAATATCAGTCATTCCATCACCTAAGAAATACTTTCTCCGGTATGTCTTGCACTTAAACCACACTACAACAGCCACCAGCCAGAAAATAAAAGGCCATACAGCAATACCAACTCCAGCCGCGATAAAGCCCAATAGCCATAAATGAAGCTCTCCAACTTCTGTTTGCGGCAGTATTCTTAAAGAATTAAACAGCAGACTGAAGGAATGGTCGTATGCATTGGCGGTATAAGACATGCAATCCATATAATTAAAGTCATAGCCTGCTGCTGCCGCCCATAATGGGCGGTCAAGAAAATGTTTTAGTGTCATCATATAAATTTAAGGTTCAGACCAGTTATCTTCAATAGCAATGCTTAATCTTTGTAGCCATTCTGCTAATTTCAGCATTGCTTCTCTTTCGCTTAAACCACGAGGAAAATCATCAAGCGAAATTGTTGGCTTGAAGCCCCCGTAATTATCCATTTCAACAGTCAGATTTTGCTCCAGCACGGTATTCCTTACGCGGCTATTGTGCCGAAGCAAATATACTGAACGTGATTTATTGGTTTTATGGTCAAACTGATATTCGGTAAGTATCATCTGGCTTTTGCCATGACTATTACCTCTCCACATACTTACCTCACTTAATAAAACAACTCCATACGTAGTTGATGATTTTTTCCCACGTAATATAAATATGCACTCCAGCAGAAAAACCAAAACCTACAATTACTGAAAAAATCAAAACATTTACTTTTGACATTATAAATTTTCTCTCGGTGTCGTAGGTGATAGCACCATAATTGATAATTTAGTGAGTTAGCAGTTCCATTTTTTGGATGATTTCCGCATGAGCATCATCGTTATCAACACTTAACTCGTTTAATGCCTCTCGCACCACATCAACTTCTTCTGGTTGGAAGAAATCATCTCGGTAGTCACCAAATAGAACCGAAACAAGCCTGCCACCAGCAACATCAAGATTGGCGCTAACAGGTGGCTCTTTACCATCCTCAAATTCGACTACAAAAGTTATTTTTCCCATCGTTACCACCAGCGACAAATTGAATACAAACCCAGTGCTGCCGCCATCACAATTCCTACCGTGGTGAATGCTTCAGGCCAGCTCATTGATTCACCTCCTGCGGCGGTTCTGGTAGCGGCATCCAGTGTGACGGTTTCCACGACGCACCAGGAATTATCCACCCATCATTAGCGTCAGGATGCCCGGGGATGTAAGTCGCCCATTTCATTCGCCAGTCACCTTTCCTGTCAAACTCCCTGGCAACAAGAACGGCTGTTTTGCTATCCGGCATTCGCTCACTACAGCTTATCCAACCATCCGGAGTTACCGGATAGTTGCCAGCCAGCTCGTTCAACTTGTAAGTCTGGCTTACAGGTTCGGCACCATGAAGCATGGCGGCGCGGCAGGAGTTCCAGGCAAATAGTGCGGCTTCTTCCACTGAAGGCGGAGAGTATCGCTCGATAAACGCCTGTGCATTTGACAGCCTCCACTCATGAGGCAATACCGGCGCTGGCGGGGCGATGCGTCCAAGCAACTTATTTACCTCTTTCGCCATCGCGTCATATTTATCTAAATAGCGATTAGCTTCTAAGCAGACTCGGTGCATCTGATCTGAGTTAACTCGTTTAACGGGATCTGCTTCCAGCGATGCCAGTGCAATCCGTGCCAGTTCTTCCGCTTCTTCTGCTGGCAGTACAACGTTGCTACCCGGTCCGTATGTTTCGCGCCACTGCTTGATTGTCAGCAGTCGCTCTTTGGTAATAGTGGTCATTTGTTAATCCTCAAAACTTTATGCCCGGGCGCAAAAGCACGCGTTTTGTCTTTGCTTATTCGCCAGCCATCCTTGCGCGCCTCTTTTGCACAGCCAGCCCATGACGTACCGATATACTCACCGAAGTCTGGCACTGGATATACACCTTCCGTACACTGGCGGCAGTCACAATAGAGATGCATTGTGTAACTTGCGGCAATAGCCATATCACCCTCCTTTACCCTGAAGCATGGCGTCGCTCCGCTCTATACCATCCAGCGCGATTCGCAGTGCCTGAATTGTGGTAGTGCTATCGTTTGGGGCTATTCCATATCGCTCGAATACAGCTAAATGGTTGCGCATAATCTCAGGCGTAAGCTCTTTGTAAGCATAAGCAAGAGGCTCTGATGCATTATCCGGCACAACCGACGCAGGCGCGGCAGCATAAACAGGAATAACGTCCGCTTGCTCTTTATTGCTTTCATCCGTTAAAGCCCAGAATAATTTCCCGGCCGGATGTTTGAAAATATAAGCAACTGGTTCTGCACTATCAGCTTCGCGCCGCTTCTGTAGCTCTGCTGCCATTGCTCTCACGACTTCAACTGGTGCCCTTGCAGCAAACTCTATGTTGGTGATCAGCTCATTAAGATATTGCTCGCTGGGATACTGTTTCTTATTGGTAATAGTGATCATGCCGCGTTTCCTTCTTTCTTATTAACAATTACACCGTCATATATTTCATTAAGGTGCCCTCTCAACTCCATGCGCCTTAATGCAGATAACATGTAATCGCATTCAACCTGCTTATTTCCAGTAAATGGCTTATCGTCAGGATTACCCCAACAGCAATTACCCTTGGGCCACCCATGTACTTTCCGTACTCTTCCGTTAACAACGTGAAGTAATCCCCAGCCAGGTGGTAAATCCTCAATTGAAATAATTCCCGGCTCACTAATAAAGAATCGCCAGTCGCCCATTCCAAGAGACGGATTTTTACGGAAACGCTTTTTTCTATCTGCCAACAAGTCAGCACGAGAACACTTCGCCTCTATCAAGCATGATGCTGAACTTCTGAATCCCATAGCATCTGGCTGTTCTCCGGTGCTGGTTACAGCTATAAAGCGGTCATGAAAGCAAACCTTGAACCCGTTGCGCTTAAGGAACTTGTACGCAATCTGACAGAGTTCGCGGTGTGTTAACGCCATCTCACTCTCCTTTAGTGCGCAGATAACAGTGGTTTTTCCAGCGGTTTTGCGCCGCGCTGGGCTTTTTGCAAAAACCACAATCCATCATCCCGTAATATTTCATCAACCCCATCCGTCGGTTGCTGAGTCTCACCCACTGCCAGACGCCAGGAGCGTTTCTACGAACTAACAGAATCTTTGCTTTACGGTTTTTCATCGCTTTGCTCTCCTGCGTCTCTTTGCTGCTCGTCGTGCCGCTGCAATACCGGTATGGCGGCGCTTTGGTGCCGGGATGATGTTGTCAGCCATCAGGACATGTGGCTTTGCAATTAGCGCAGAAGCCCAAAAACGAGTCGGGTACGGTAACAAGCCGATACATGCCACACGCATTACTCACCTCCTTTGATGCGAATGCCTGCGGCGCGGATTGCAGCGATGACTTCAGAAACTTTGTATGCCATTACCGTTTGGTAATCATCGTGAAAATCTGTTCGATGAAGCATGCTGCTACGTTCCGGGAGCGATATTTCCCGAGCATCCAGTTCCTTAACGCGTTCCTCCAGTTCGTAGACCCTGCATTGTTCTCTATCATCAATCAGATATAACCCAAGACATTCGCTTTCTACCCAACCGCCAAAATCATGATCGTAACGCTCACATGAAAACTCACCGTCACCGTCCTTTGTTGGAATGGTGTAACTATCTAATGGGCCACCATATGTCGGCACATTTCCCAATGTTGGATGCTCAATCCACATGAAAAATGCACGTCCGGTTATTGGGCAAATATCTGGCCGCCATTGGTTACGAACAGCCTTGGTTTCGGATAATTCTTCAGCGTGTTGTTTTACTTCCTCAAGCTCAACTCTCAGCTTCCCTACCGTTAGCGCAATATCCTCGTTCTCCTGATCGCGGCGTTTTATGTATTGCTGGTTTCTTTCCCGTTCATCCAGCAGCGCCAGCACGGTTTCTGGTCCGGTCAGAAATTTGAAGGCGTTGAGCGCATCAATATCCACACCGTAATCTTTAAGTTCCTGTTCACTTAACAAATCATCATCAGCTGGCAACATTAACAGGCGTTCCATTGCTGGAATTGCACGTTCCGCCACCTCACGCAGTGCCTGGTAATTAATTTCGCTCACTGGTTGCCTCCTTTGCGA